GAATCTAAGAAATTTTCTGACAAGTAGTCAATTTCTAAATCGTTGTACTCTAAATAATCTGCTACAGATTGATTTTGTGTACTTTCTTGCAGATCTTCTTTTGCAGTAGGTGGATTAACAATCAACATATTGTCTATGAGATCTAAAGTGAGATCTAAAATAACAGGCTTAGTTGGTGCCTGTTCATAAACACTTGCAACTGTAGATTGATAAGGTTGATTAAGAACTACCATGCCCATAGCTGTCTCTACTGTTATCTCCCCACTAGATGTACCGTCAAAATTTGGCAATAAGATAACTAAGGATCTGCCGAGTTCATCAACCGTTATAGTGAAGTCTGTACCTCTAATACCAATAGTTGCGCTATTAGTGCGTATTTTGATATTTTTTTTACGTACTTTACCTAGTTTACCTGTTACAAATCTTGCAGTGCCTTTAGCAAAAGTAAGAGCCATTTTTGATTTATCAGGGTTTGGATCAAATACAAACTCATCAATTAAAACTCTAGAATTTTCAGTTAACCGTATTTGTGTTTCATCAATAAAAGTTATGCCCATACGGCCTTTAGCAGTTTCTACTTTGTCATAACTTAAGATGTCAAAGTCTAACTCTGCTCCGTAGGGTTTATCTCTTACGACCTGGGCGTTACCGTTTAACTCGCTTATGTTTCCAATACTAACAAGAGGTACTTGTCCCGCCGTCACTTTGGATAACACAGATGCTAGAAGTACCAGTGCCGCTAGATATGATTTTAAGCCAGTCATTATCTAAAGTTGATTGCTGTTGTATGTTGAAGGTTCTATCAGATCCATCGTGGTCAAGATAGAAATAACCGCCTGAATAACCATCACCGTCATAAGTCAGTGTATTGTCAGATCCATTTATATCTACATAGTTAGTTGCTAGATCTACATCTATTGCCGCAGTTATAGAGTTACTAGATCCATTAATAATCCAATCTAGATCTAAAGTAGAAGCCTGGGCCGCGTTAGCCTGGTTAAGTGTAAATTGGTTACTATTTCCTGTTACATCTACGTTTATGTTTGATGAATCAGCACCATAAGTATTTGTAGGATCTACAGACGTGTTAAAGGTATTGCTGTTACCGTCAAACTCATAAAATCCTGTAAATGAATCGCCAATGATTTTTCCTAACCATTTATTAGCATCGCCAATCTGGTTTATATCTAAAGTCGCCCCTGTAGATGTAAACTGAAAAGCTGTTAGATCTCCTGCGGTGCTACCTGCACCTCCAATGATGTTTCCAGATCCTAATTGTTCTAGATCTATATTTGTAGATCCTGAAGAACCAACCTGGCTTATCCAGATCTCATTATCCGCGCTTGATAAAGGTGCAGACAATAAAAGTAATAAAATTAATTTTTTCATTCTTTATATCTCCATAGTTTAAGTGTCACACCCTCATTTATAGTTGCCAGTACAGCACTCTCTATTGCTATTTGTAGTGCTGTTGACATTGGTTCATTTGCTACAGATCCACCCTCTATTTCTACTAACTCTGTGCCTTCGCTTATAAATCTAAATACATCGTTATCCAGGGAAGCTGAGAATACTGATTTAGTAACTAGAACTTCTGTTAGGATCCTACCTGTGCTAACAGACACAGTACGTAGGCTAACTGTTACTTGATCTCTTCTAACTTTGCGGCTTGCGCCTAAACCTAAATACCTGGCACCCATACCTGCGCTTTCTATGTTAGCTTCATAGCTTAAAACGCCACCAGTCATGACCATGTCGCCAAACTTAAGCGGCATAAGCTTTTGATCTTCGTCAAATGTTTCCCTGGTAGATCTAATTAACTGCCTTTCTTTAGTCACTGCGTCTAGTGACACTCTTTCTACTACTTCAAAGAAATTAGAATGTTTCAAAGCGCGTATTAGGTAGGCGTGTGGTGCCTGGGTAACTGCTGTACTAAATGTAGCGTATTTAGAATTAGATCTTCTTTGTCCTGTAAGATCCTGGAAATCATAAACCGCTATGACAGGTTTTCTTTCTGGTTCTGCTACGTTTTTTAGATCTGTATGTAACGTTTGCATTACAGCATTTTCTAAATACTCAACTGGCGGTAAGTTGTTTTGTATTGGATCTATCATTAGCGTACAACTAGAAAGTAAAACCGCCGATAGGAACAATAACAGTAGTTTCTGTTCCATCTTCTGAAATGATCGTAACTTTAACTTCTTCATCTGTTATCTCGTATTCAATTAAATTACCGTCTAATTCCATAGATCCGCTTTTGTTAGGATTTTCACCAAACAAAGCATCTTCTACTTGCCTGGCAATGTTGGCATAAATCCTGGAAGTAAGGTTTCTCATAAACCTGGCTTCTACAGTATTATTTTTTTCTCTTTCTATTTCGTCTTGCAGTGCTTGTATCTCATCTCTTATAGCTTGCTTTCTATTGGTCTCAGTTTGATCTATAAAAAAATAATGATTAGAAGTGCCTACACCATTAAAAGAAGGTGACTTAAATTCATGCACCATTTCATCTGCCTGGATTTGCTGTACTACGACCACAAACAAGACTGCTACTAAACCTAAAATAACAATTAAATGATCGTAGTTTTGCATTAGTCGCGCCTTACATCGCCCCTGGTAGGATCTGTCTTAGATATTTTGTTTTGTTCTATAAGATTGGGCAGACCTAAGATGGTCTTTATCATAGTATCTTGTCTCAAGATCTCGTTATCCAGGCTTCTAATTCTGTCGATGAGTGCAACCAGGATCCCATGCTGTGCGTCTAATTTAGATCCTAAACGTTCTTCTATGTTGTCCAGGCTTTCTTGTACCTTGTCATCTACCGTGTCCAGACGTTCTGATAGGTTATCAACAATCTTAAATACTAATTTATATACAAAGAATCCTACGGCTATTAGTGCGGCCGTTGGTACGCCCAATTCTGACACTAATAAAACAGCTTCATCCATACTAAATGTACCTGGAAGCGAGTAGGGTAGTGATGATGAGTGGGTAGATCCCCCACATTATAGTTTCTAGTCTTTTAAATTTTGCAGATCCTTCGTCTAATCTGTCTTCGATGTATTTGAAACGTATAGAGTTTTCACGCTGATACGCTTCTAGTGTAGTGATTGTCTCAGTTTGGTTTTCCATTAGATCTTAGCAGATCCTCTAATTCTTTTTGTTTTAAATTGAAATGATCTCTTTTTAGATCAAATTCTTGTACTTGTGGTGCAAGTTCTTGTATTTGATTTTGTAAATGTTGCATAGTCGCCGCCACTACATATTGCTCATCTGTTAATTCTTCTGTAGAAACAACACTGCCATCAGGCATATTTACGTCAAAGGTTTGCTTTTGAATAGTGCCTTGAGTTTGTTCCAGGCTTTTTTTATCTTCTCTTTTATTTTCTTCATTTTTATTTTCCATTTTTTGCACTCCTATTTATGGATTGGTTTAAGAATTTGATGAAATGTAAGCTTTACCAGTTGTTACTGCATCAGTGTAAGATTTTTTGCTATCACTAGATCCTTTTACATCTGGATCTGTGTACTCCAATATGATTTCTATGTGATCTACGTTACGTTGTACACAAGCATTTATATCAGCTTGTGACCAATCACTAGCTACAGGGTTACCGTCTTCGTCAGTTGTACCACCTGCATATAATGATTTATTGCCATTGGTATTAATGTCAGTAATAACTGTTACGCTATCTGTTGCCGCTGTTAATACTTCTGCTACTGTTTGTTCAGCCATATTTATTCTCCGTTTAATTTACTTTCTAATTCTTCGACTTTTGCCGAAAGTTCTTGTACTGCTTTGATAAGAGGATGTACAAAAAGTTCTTGTGATATTGATTGACAACCATCGCTTGTAGATTCTGTCCATCCTCCAAATGTGCTTACGCCTGCAGTATCTAAAGCCGCTTTTACTTCTTGTGCAATCATTCCATGCATTACTGTTGATGTATCTTTAACATTTTCTTCTTGATAAGCATCAAATGTTTCTGGTAATTCATTATTAGGTTTCCATCTAAAAGTTACAGTTCTTAAATCATTTATGAAGTCCAAACCTAAAGTTGCATTTTGTATGTCTTGTTTTAGTCTTTCGTCTGAGTCTCTAGTCCATGAAGCGTTAGAACCGTAGCCGTTATAGACTCTACCCTGTGCAGTTTGTCCAAAAGCAACAGTATTATCTCCGGGTGCTGTTAAACTTTTTCCAATAACGATTGCTCCTATAGAATTAGCACCATTAGCAGATGTACTTGCACCTATACAAACATTACTATAACCAGTTGTTGTTCCGTCTAAAGAATCATATCCAACTGCTACATTATTAACACCAGTTGTAATCTGACCACCTGCATCATGTCCAATACCTACGTTATTACCTCCCGTAGTTTGGTCACCTAAAGCAGAAGTACCCATAGCTGTACTATAACCACCAGTTGTAACTGCATCTAAAGCAAGAGTTCCAAAAGCATTATTATGTGTTCCTGTGGTATTAGCACCTAAAGCACTATATCCAAAAGCGTTATTATTAGATGCTGTGGTATTATTTGTTAAAGCATTTGTTCCCATCGAAACATTGTAACTACCTGTAGTGTTAGAAAATGAAGCATTAACACCTACTGCTTCATTAGCAGTACCAGAAGTATTATTATATAAAGCTTGATAACCTAATCCAGTATTTCCACCACCAGTAGTATTCGTATACATAGCTCTATATCCAACAGCCATATTTGAAGCACCTGTTGTATTAGCTAGTAAAGCTTCGTAACCTATAGCAACATGGTTAGAGCTTGTTGTGTTTGCAGACAAAGAACCATAACCAAACGCAGTATTGTAAGCACCTGTTGTATTTGCATCTAAAGAAAAAGCACCAAAGGCGTGGTTTCTCTGACCAGATGTATTTGCCCGCAGTGCAGAATGTCCTACTGCTGTTAGATATGCTTGTGTTCCATTATTTTCCCCAGCTTTCCAACCAATTAAAGTATTATTACCCGCAGTTGTTATAGACTGCCCCGCTTTAAAACCTACTAAAACATTTTCACCACCTGTAGTTTGTGAAAGTCCCGCACTTGCACCAACAGCCACGTTTTCTGTACCTGTAGTGTTTAATTGTAAAGTTGCACGACCTACTGCGGTGTTGTTAGAAGCTGTGGTATTTGTTTCTAATGCTCCTGAACCTACTGCCGTATTGTCTGCTCCAGTTGTCGTATCTCCTAAAGCCGCATAACCAATACCCACGTTATAGTTAGCAGTTGTAGCCGCATCTAAAGCAGTTGCCCCTACAGCCGTATTTGCCGCACCTGTAGTGTTTGACGCCAAAGCACTTGTGCCAACAGCTACGTTGTTTGAAGCAGTTGTATTAGCTATCAATGCCGCCCTACCCAAAGCTGTATTAGAAGCACCTGTAGTATTGTTTAACAATGAAAAAGAACCAAAAGCTGTATTGTCATTAGCGGTTGTCAGCGCTGATAATGCACCATAACCAACACCACTATTATCTGTTCCTGTTGTCATGGCATCTGCTGTCAAAGAACCTACAAAAGTGTTTTGGTCGCCTGTAGTTAAAGCAGTAGCCGAATTATGTCCTATAGCAACGTTATTTTGTCCACCTGACTGAACACTATCTAAAGCTGTATCACCTAAAGCTACGTTTTGTGTACCAGTAGGGTAGTTACCATCTAGTTTTATTGTTCCACCATCTATAGATACGTTACCGTTAACTGTTAAAGCAGTTGCCGCACTTGAAGATCCAATGCTGACACCATCAATAGTGCCGCCGTTGACATCAACTGTGTTATTAGCCGTGATAGAGAAGGGCATAGTGATCCAGGCATTGTTAGCACTATTACGTAATTTTAAAAGATTATTACCTGTATCAATCCACCACAAATAAGCATAGGTGGTACTAGGTGCGGAAGATCCGCTATTATTAGAAGATATGGCCAGTGCCATATTGTTAATGTCTGCCCTGACTGTAGCACCAGAAGCATTAGCTATGACGTAATCATGTTGTGCCATCTAAAACCTACCTTTAAATGTTATAAATTTTGTACAAAAGACCGTAAGTTGCATATTCATATTGTCAATATCCCCTTGCTAGATAGTAGGCAGTTCTAGAGATTCCAGATCCGCTTGCGTTATAAAACCTTAATGTAAACCCTGTGGCAGAACTGCTTGTAATCTCATAATAATCGCCTGTGGCCATATCATTAGCTGTTATAGCAATCTGTGGTGTAGCCAGGAAAGGTGTAGCGTAAGTAAATGCACTGCCACCTGCATTTGTAGTATTAGTAGCTGATTCAAACCTAAAATAAACCTCTGCTTTTGCAACTAATTGCGATACGTTGATTTGGTGTGTTGTATCGCCAGTAGTACATTCAAGCTTGAACTTATGACCTCTGCCGTAGTAATTGCCAATAGTAAATTCTTGGTAAGCTGACCAGGTTGCAGATCCGCTTGCAGGATCGTCATTAGTAGAAGCAATAAATAAAGTGGCGTTTACATCATCAAATGTATTGGCATCTATAGCATCCCAAGTATCAATATTGCCTGCTCTGTTATCCCATATATCTGACGTTGCAACCGTAGCAAATGTCACGCTTCCAGATAAGGTAGCTGACATGACGCGCGTTAGATCTATCTTGTCTGCAAATTCGTAAGATCCTGACGTATCAACACCACCAATCGCATCAAATAAACCCCAGGTATCTATATTTTCAGTCTTACTGTCTATAAGCGTATCAGCTTCAAATTTCAGTACACCGCTATCTGCATCTACAACCATATTTGTTTTCGTGCCTGCAAAGGTTGTATCTGTAATAGTGGCCTGATCTCTTTTGTCAAAAATAGATGCAGATACAGTGTTAACAATAGAAGTAGCACTAACAGATTTATTGCCTGTTGAATCAACAGCTTTGATTAAATAAGTACCTACAAGCAAAGGCATAGAAGCCGAGTTAGAAGATCCTGGTATATCAGATCCTATTTTCAAAGATGCACCCCAGGTTGCACCGCTTGTTGCAACGCTGTGTCTAATCTCAAATGTACCGCCAACTTTTACATCTAGATCTGTAGTAGGAGTCCAAGACAAATTAGCTTGTGTACTTTCTGCTCTTAGATAAAAGTTTGTTACGTTAGCAGGTGCGGCACTGAGTCCTGTTATCTCTGCTGTAGTGGTTGCGTAAGGTGATTTAATACCTGCATCGTTTACAGCACGTACTCTAAAATCATAATTATCTGGTGCAATGTCAAAGAACTCAAAGAAAGTACCAGTTGCAGATCCTAAACGCTCAAAGTTTGTAGCTTCTGATGTCAGCTTGTACTCAACCTCATAACTTTCTATGTATATACCTAGTGCTTCCCATTCTGCATTGCTTTGTGCAACCCAAGACAATACTGCCTTTGCCTTAACACCTGAACCTGCTGTAGTAGATATAAGTGACTCAACCACACCAGTAATACCAGGAGCATTAACAGCAGGCAATATTGATGTTCCTTTAGCGTTTAATAAAACTGTCGCGTAATCAGACATAAAACCTGCTGTATTTACTGTTCTAATAGCAAACTGGTAAACACTAGGATCTAAATTATCTATAGTAAATTGTGTTCCTGTTACGGTTCCTGCCTGTGTATATGTTTTGCCAGTCGCGCCTTGTATGTAAGCTACTTCGTAATGTTTTATGTAAGGCGTGGTAGGTGCTATCCAGGACAAACTAACTCTGTTAGTAACTTTAGGATCGTTAAATAAAAGACTTTCAGAAGCGGTTAAATTGATAGGTGCAACCACAGTATCTAGTGAGGGAAGGGCGGTATTTGGTGCTGTATCAAACGTTTTAGCAGTACCTACGGTATAAACGTCTGCATCATATTCCCTGGCAACTATAGAAACCTCATCATTCGCTTCTATGCCTACTTGTATAACTCTAAATAATTTACCTGCGCCGCTATTAAGGCTAGACCAACCAGGAGCGTCTAGTTTTATATAAATGACATCTCCAACTTCTGCCAACAATCCTTCTTGTGTTGTGTTGAATTCAATCAGTATGTTTTGTCTGCTTTGCTTTAATACTTGCTCAGAAATAATTTGTGCCTGGTAGTAATCTGCTGTGAATGGCAGTTCTATTTTTCTTTCTAATAGTAAGCCGTTATCTTGCGTTTTGTACGTACTGCTTTCTGAATAAACAAAATCAGCTTGCCACTCATTCTCAGGATTAAAAAAGTTTGCTTGTACTCTATTGGCCAGACTTTGTTTGCCAGGTAACGTAATATTAAAGTTAGGCATTATGTTTGACTCGTCAAAAGTCAAACTTGCGCTTTCAGGTTTATCAATAATCAGTTTGTAAAAACCACCACTAAACACAAGCATACCTCTGCAAGATGTAAGCATTTTGTTAAGTATGTCCATGCTTGATTCGCCTACAGTTACTACACCATTCATCGTAAATCTTTTCTGTGTAATCGTAGTGCCATCATCTTTAGTGATAGTTATTTTTTCATCACAGTAATTTGCGGCCGCTTCAAAAGAACTGTTACTAATTTGGCTTGATGGTATGCCTTTTCCATAAGTTGTATTTATAAGGTAATCTCTTATACATAAGGCAGGGTTATTACTGTAACGCTCAATAGAAAATGCAGATCCAGAATAGGTGTTTCTAGTATCTTCTACAACTTTACCTAAAACATCTGCATTAATAGTAGGCACACCAGATCCCCACACGTCTGGATCAGATTCTAATTGTACGTATAGATAAGCTACACCGCGTAATCTATATTCAGAAGTCCACTCAAATGGTTTGCCATCAGAATTTGCAACAGCAAGCAATTCTGCATCTGCCGCCTGGTTAGCTTCACCTCTATGCACACTAATATAAGCTTTACCCTCAAAACGCGGATCCATTTGCGGCCAGATCTCTACATTATTAGCATAGACTTTTTTTATGGCACCTATTGGCCCCTCACAAAGCGCTATGACCATATTTAGATAGTGATTAGGCATTTGCCCATCTGGATAGCTTTCGTGTGGTTCTTTTAAATAACTTGGAGAAGTTGAAACAAAAACCTGAACACCACCTACACGCCTTGCACCATATATAACAGGTAAAGGTGCTGAACTAGATCTGCTATTGCTAAGAACCGTTGCGCCTTGTTGTGCTAAACCTATTTCTGGGATCTTAAAAAGACTATTTACATAACTGCCTGCTGAATAAAAGAACGCGGCGGCCGCAACATAGCCTATGACTTGTTGACCAACAATACTTGCACCTGCCGCCCAGGCTAATCCTGAAAAGAACCTTACTACACCTGCTACAAAATTTACTGCCTGTGGCATTAGCTAATCCTTATACTCCAATTATAAAAACCAAAATCTAGCACCTTACTAATGCTAGTTTTGCCATCTTCAGGAACAGATAAAACGTTAGTTCCCATACATATATGCCCCATTTCAAATGCTTCGTCATGTACTATCAAAATATCACCTGTCCTGGCTAACTTTGGTGGTAATCTAGTTGCACCTAATTCTTCAACAATGCCATCTGTGAAACTGTACTTCTGTTTTTTGTTAAACTTTACTGCTCCAATCTTTGTTTTGTATTTACCATAGATCATGTGCAAAACATCTTTGCCCCATACTTCGTCAATGTATTTAAGAACTAAGGTATTGCAGTCATTTGTACCCCAGGCAAAAGGGGTATCAAGTTCCTTTTGTGCAAATTCTATCGTTTCTAGATCTCTCATTCTGGTATTGCAAAATGTATATTTTCTTGAGGTTTAGCCGCACTAATACTGATAGTTGTGTTTTTCTTACCACCCCTGGCCGCGCTAGTAGCTTTAACAGGTAACTTAATATAACTATAAGCGCCACCGCCAACAGCAGTAGAAGTAGCGGCAGTGGCTACGGTTACTGTAAAGCTGTTTGCATTTGGTACGCTTACAACAGTGTGCGATTTGTTAAGATCTGAAGCAGGTACACCACCTACGTCAGTGCATCCAATGATTACAACTGTATCTCCAACAGCTAAACCGTGTGCAGTGTGGTGAAAGGTGACAGTCGTGCTTCCTGAAGTCGTTGCTACAAATGGGCTATTGGGTGACAAACCATCTATAGTAACGCTGTCACCTCCACCGTTATTCACTGTACTGGAGACTGTATCTGTTACTGTTATATTTACTGCATCGTTGCTTTTAATTGATGCTACTGTTTTTGTACCATTGATACTAGAAGCGGCTACACCACCAACAGCCGTAGATCCTGCAATGGTGATTGTTTCGCCAACATCTAAACCATGATCTGCAATATTGACTGTGACGGTGTTAGCAACTGTTGTGTCAGTTGAAATAGGTGGTGATGTTGTTTTTTCTTGTTTAACAACTTCAACTTTTGCAGTTGTTACGCCGTTGCTGTCTACTTCTACAACTTTGAAAGGTTTATTTACTAGATCTATTTCAGAAATGCCACCTATATCGCCAGTGTTTTTCAAAGTTACATAGCCACCTTCTTTTATAGTTTCTGTTGGATCTAATATTTCTATTTCATTTTGTTTATTAGTTGTTGTTTGTGTTTTTATGCCTGTTGTAACTTGCGGCTTTCCATATACTGTCAAAGATCTACCACCTGCAAAGTTTTCAACCACACTTACAGTTTCATCAACGTCAAAATAAAAAGCGTTAGGATCTGAAACAGTTATTGTTTTTTCACCATTTATAGAACTAGCAGGAACGTCTGTAGTGCCTTCAGCACCACCAATGTCAACCGTATCACCTGTACTAAATCCATGCTCTGCAATATTTATATAAACCCTATCCCCTAAATCTGGATCTATAAGAATTGGATTACCCCAGGGATTGGTAACTACCTGTGACTCAAATCCTATACCGCCCGTGTTTACATAGGATGCACCTGTTAGTTCACCTGTTAAAGATCCTGCGCCTTCTACTCTGTTACCACCGTTAAACTCTTGCCCCCAAACTATGTCTTTTATGATCTGAGAAGCGTAAATAAAACCTTTGTCGCCAGGATAGTACAACTGTTGATTTTCGTGGTTTGTGTATCGCCCTGGAGTCTTTTCAAAATCTACAAACTGATTTGAAACTGTTACACCTATAGTAGCTAAACCTGAATCTGTATCTTCTGTGATAACAGGGTTATCCATTCTTCCATCAAATATAACTACAGGATCCGCAATCAAAGCGTTAGAAGTGTCTATAAACGCTTTTCTTATAACTACACGCCTATCAACGTAATTTTCTGTTAGGAATAAGTTTGTATATGTTTGATCTACACCAGATAAACCTAGTGTGATCTTAGAAGCTGATATAGATGCAGATTCTTCTATAGTGTCAAAATTCAAAAAGAAACCTAAAGCTGTATATGTGTTGCTGTTATAGGTTATGTCTCTAAAGTTATCAGTAACGTAATAGGTAGCACTATCCAAGTAAACTTCTATTAGGTGCAGTGGATGTGATTGATCTTTTACAATCTCATTCTGGAAAGCTGTTGTACTTCCTCTATTTGCCACTAGATCACCTCTACAAGTTCTATTTCATATTGGTAATATCCTGATGCGTCAGTTGTGTATTGTCTGTTGTCACTTGAGAAAGCGACCTGGAAAGGCACAGACGCGATCGTTAATGTTTCGTTATCAGCAACAGCGCTATCTAACTTTGGTGCAAAACTTAAAGTTGCTTCACCAGATCCGTCACTGCTCATGTCTGCTGTGGCCATATAAACTTTTGTATGGCCTGAGAATTTAAAGAAATCACCAGATCTTAAAATATTAGATGTGCTTGCAGTTAATCCATCTATAGCGGCAGAAGATACACCTGCGGCTAATGCACCGTTTACCACTGGTGATTCGCTAGATGCGCCCCTGGTTGTGCCTATTGTTGTTGGCACCCAGGTAAAGGTTTCAAACTGTCCACGTTGTGCAACGCTAAATGCAAAGATAGGATCTAAGTCAGATCTAGCCAGGGGAGGGAAGATACATTTGAACAACCATCTTTGCCCACCTCTAGATCTAACCTGTCTACGTAAGTTATTGGCAACACTAATAAGCGTAGGTTCAACGCTTTGTACTTCTATGCTGACTGGTTTTGGTGTGCTTGGAAATGTTCCGCTCATCCTAATGGCCCTCGTTTACCGCGCTTTCTAAATGACTGTTCTACTATTCCTACAATAGTTGGTGCTTGTTCTGCTATAGCCGCCGTTGCGCCTTTAGAATCAAATGCTTTGATCTCATAAGTGATGTTTACGTTAGTATCACCACCACTTGCCATAGCTAGTCCATGATTAGGTACTATGCCGCCGCTTTGTCCTGGCACAAATAATTCTGGCCCCTTTTCTCCAACTAAATACGGTCTACCTGCTGTTACTGGGCCGCCTTTTTCTCTTCCTGGTATTGGAAAAAAGCTAGTTACTGCTCCCACTATTTGTTGCACTACATAAATTCTTATCAATTCTGCGATGATGGCTTTAGCAATCTGATCCATCGTGTCTTTCAAGCCTTCTGCCCCTGTTCTGATATTCATAAAGGCATCTGTTAAACCTGCTTCCAATGTGTTTGCTACGTTTTCACCTAACTTTTCTAGATCTGCAAATTTGTCTGCACCTTCATTAAATACTTTTGCAAAACCATCACTAAAGCTTTCTAAGCCAGGAAAGAGATCAAATAAAGATTTAGCCGTTTCTTCCATTTCATTAACAGATTGTGTTGCATCTGTTGTTGCTTCAAAAAATCCACGTACTTTATCTGCCATTGCTTGCATCCTAGCTTCAAAGTCATTTGTTTCTGGTGGTGCTAATAATCTTTCTAAAGCGTCGTCTGCGGCCGCAAAATTACCTTTAAGAACTAACAACGGTACAGCTAGACCATCTAAAGCCTTGCCGACGGAAGAACCAAATTCAATTATTGTTTGTCCAACACTGCCTACTATTTCTATAAGGCTTGCAAATGTTTCTACAAGTTCTTCTTTGATTAATTTGCCTAGACTGTCAAAAGTACCTTCTGCGTCTCTGTTTGCTTTTAATGTATCGCTAAGTTTTCCTGATAATTGATCTAGCGCAGGCAAAAAAGCACCTACAACACCTGCAACAATGGCAGTAATTTGTTTTTTGACTCTGTTTATACTGTCTGCAAATTGTTCTGCCTTCTTTGTAGTGTCAGTGCTTATAAGAAGACCAAGGTTTTCAGCTTCTTCAAAGAAATCACGTAATCCTTCTGAACCACCTTTTAAAGTTGATACTAGGGCAACACCCTCAGAGTCAAAGAACTTAAACGCTAATCTAACTTGTTCAGCAGAATCTTTAGTGTCAGCTATAGCATCTGCAACGTCAAAAAGTACGCTTTCTACATCTCTTAGTTTGCCGTCACTATCAAATAAACTAATGTTTAGATCTGCAAGTGCTTGTTTTGCTTCTCCAGTTCCCCTGGCGGCTTCTGCGGTTCTACGTATAAACCTCTGTAAACCCATATCTAAGGCTTCTACCTTTACACCTGTTTGCTCTGCGGCAAACCTTAGTTTTTGTAAAAATAAAGGATCTATACCTAGTTTTTCTGACGTTTTACCGATTGCATCGAGCATACCGACATATTTAGCCACTACTAGAGAGACAGCACCTACGGCGGCAGTCAAACCAACTGCAACTTTTGCTAGACCTTTACCCACGCCTGCGGCTATAGATCCTAACTTACCGATCATTGCGGTGGCTTTTTTTAGTGGTGCGCTGAACTTATCAACAGCGCTTATTACCATCTTAAACTTATCCACGTTTATTCTTATCCTCTAATATTTTTAAATATGCCATCCAACCGACAAACTCATCTACTGTTATCGCCCCTAACTCCTCTAATGTTTTACCTAACCTGTCTGCTAATGCGTATTGGGCGAATAAATCCGCATCAGCATTTATTTTTTTTCAGCAGTCTCCATATCGTCAGTTCCCATGATCCAGGAACCAACTCTAGTCATAACTGTTACATCAACGTTATTCAAAAGTTTATGTTTATCATCCATCGTAAACATCTTTTCACCGTTGCCATCTAACGCCTTATGTATAAGGGCATAAGCAAGCAGTTCTAATTCATTGTTTTTGGATAACCTATATAACTTTTGACTTTCGTTTAATGTTAATGGTTTTGCATAGATGACTAATGGGCCACTCTCATCGCCCCATTCTTCAACGCTAAGAGATCTAATCTCTTGTTCGTTGAAGTGGGCGACCGCTCTATCTATTGCGCTCATGTTATTAAACCGATGACGTGGTTACTGCGCCTGTGTAGGTAGCACTTATACTAGCTTCAACCATACCGTCAAAAGATCCTGTTATGGATTTTGAAGTTACGATTGCTGTACCAGTGTAGTACACATCACCAGAATCAGCGCCTTCTGGATATAAAACCAAAGTTACAGATGTTCCAGGTGCTAATGCAACCTGCCCATTTGTATCTGTTTCATCCCAAAAAACATCGATTGAAGCATCAGCAGAAGTTAAACCAGAAAGGTACGTTCTAGCCGTATCTCCCATAGCTGTATCTTCTATAACGTCAGCATTTGTATTGATAGTCCATGTGCGAACCTCTGCTACAGTGTTTGAGCCATTTTTAACTAGCCCGCTTTTACCTGCGTGTGTTGCCATTTCTATTCCTCGCTATTTTTATTTTTTTTACTTACAGACTTAGATCTCTCTTCAGTCCAACCTTTACTTTTTAAATACTCCACCTGGTCTATATGTGCATCAATGCTATCTTTGCCATCTGGAGAATATAAAACTGCCATATCTACTCCTTACACCGCCGTTTGTGGTGCATTTTCTTTAGTCATGTATTCAACGGTGTACGTTAGAGATACAACAGCTACAGGTTTTTCACCTTCACCGTCATATTCAATTTCAGTAGATTCTAAATAGGAGTTTTTAGCCAGGCCGTTAAGCGTGACATCATTACCCATTGCTGTCTCTACCTCTTTTGCTATCGTATCAACAGTATCGTCGTAATTACTCACTGCCTTCACATATCCTTCAATAACTAAAGATAAGTTTCTTAAAAGTGTCCTCGCACCTGACATAGTTACTATTTCGCTATCCTCAGATTTGGTATAGATCAACAAACCAGGCAAGTTAGCCGCACCAAGGGGGTATACCCTAGATTGGTAGACTTTAGATCCAGTAGTGCTTAACCCTGTAAGGGTTGTTGCCGCTCTTTCTCTTAGTTGTTGCCTGACGTGTGACACTATTGCTCCTCTAAGATCAACGTAGTAACACCCACGCCATCTGGTTGGACATTGATAATGTTATAAGTAACAGAACTTATTTGAATCGTGTCGCCAATTTCTACATTAGTCATATCTGTAGATCTTCCTGTGCATACAGGTTGAGTTCCTTCTACTTCCATGCCTAGTCCAGGATCTATAGCAAAGTATTCTTTGTTTAAGATCACATTAATGCTAGATCCACTACCATTTATAGTGATAGTGGCCGCTACACCATGTGCATCTGTGTCAAAGTAACCTGCTAGATCTGACGCTGATTCAAGTACCATTACTTAGCCTTTTTCTTAGGTGCCTTTTTGACAGCTTTAGTAGCTGTCTTTTTTGGTTTATCAGAAACATCGCTTGCTGTGCCGTTGCTTACGAATTGTCTTGCTTCCGCAGAAGACACTTCTACAACGTCATTTTTCTTACGCATGATTCCTCTAATGTAGGCATCCTGTTCCATTTTTATTTGTGCCATTGTTTGCTCCATTGAAAGAGGGGAGCGAACTCCCCTCTAATCAAATTAATTAAACAGTGATGTCCTTAATAGCCGCGAAAGCGTTAGGGATTCTCACAGCAACATCAACATCCTGGAAGAACGCGATTCTAGTTCCACCAGAAGTGCTTAATGTTGAACTATCAACAACAACGTCAACACCTGACCAGAAGCCCATCATTACTTGAGCAAAGTCACCCAAGATGAGTGCATGACAAGTTCCTGAAGTAGATCCTTTGGTTAGTGTGCTAGGAACGTTAGTTGAAACAGTTACATTGTGTCCTAAGATAGAGTTGCTATCGTTAAGGATGAAGTTACCTTCTACACCTGAAGACTGTCTAGGTATTTGTCTCATCGCACCCTGTACGCCAGGAGTAGTTGCGAAATTCAAAGTACCAGTTAGAGCATTGTCCGCCGCAATAGCCGCTTCCATGTCTACAATCTTCGCGTAAGTAACAGCACCACCGTTAGTGCCTATAGCAACAACGTTAGTGTCAGACTCTTGCAAGATACCTGAAGGCTCATTAGATCCACCGCCATTTAGAGCAACCTGGTCTATTTTAGAAGCCATAGTTTGAACTACGTCATTTCTTAGTATTTGCTCAACAGAAGGATCTGATTGCAATGCTAGTTTTCTTGTGTAGTCAACGTATGTAGCTAAAGTCTTAGGTGCCATTGTGACTTGTGCGAAAGTTGCCGCGCCTTCACTTGGTGCGTTACCTTCTGCAACAAAAGCAGTATTAGTTACAGATGCAGAAAGCTTTGGAATCGCTATATCACCTTGTAAACCAGTCATAACTCTGCCGCCTAATTGTGCAACAACTGAGTTAGCATAGACTTCACCGATGAACTCATTCGCCAGGTGATCTGTTCCCTTTAAGAAACCACCTTGTGAGTTAGTTCCAACAGTTTGATCCCTTTGCGCCCAACCTATGTCCATAGGTAGGTAGAAACCTCTAGCTTCTTTACCAGTTCTAGCGGCGATTTCATTAGAAATCTCTCTTTCTAGTCCTGCATTTGACCAGTCACCGCTAGATGCCGCTCTAATCGCGTTTAAGAAAGAATAACTGCTTCTTTCTCTGTCGTTTAGTCCAACTTCTGCTACTGGTGTTTCAAGTGGCTTATCGTCTGCTATTTGATTAAGAAGGATTCCTCTAAATTGCTCTAAAGAATGTCCTTCCGCTATTGATACATCAGCTAAATCACGTTTGTTGTGTTTAGTAGCTAATGCAAGTATTTCCTTTGCTTCTTTAGCAACTTCAGATCTAACGCTTACAGCAGTTTCAGATCTAACAGCTTCTAAATCAACTTCTGGAGTTTTATTTTCTTCCATTTTCTTTTCCTTAATAGAATTGTTTATCTCTACAGGGGCTTCCACCTCTGCGCTATCTTTTGACCTGGCAACACCAACCATAGGGTTTGTGTCAGCAGGTAATGAAACCAGGCTTGCTTCCATAGGAGTCCAACTGGCTCTATAGGTTGTATCTTCAACAGACTCATCCCTTACCATAGAGTTGATTCTGTAGCCGACACTGACTGAACGCTTAATACCATCCAAAACATCGTTCCAGGTTTCTTGTGCTAGTTCGCTTCTTCCAAAACGCACCGTTGCCAATGTCCTATTGGTAGCACCGTCTAAATTAAAATCCTCAACAATACCTACTTGCCTAGTCGTATCATGGTCTAGTAAAACAGGCATATTGCCGCTTCTCGCCCAAGTCATATCAACTGACTCAGGGGAATGGTCTAGCACCTCCATTCCAAAACTACGTTCCACAGGTTCCTCAGAAGAAAGAGCAATGCGGACAGTTCTTTTGTCCTCATTAATCATTTCTGCCCTGGATAGATCAATGGAGCGGTAGTTAGTTTCGTCTTTATCAAAACGCTTTTCTTCGTCTTCATCATCGCCGTATGAGTTAGATTCAATTTCTTGCACAACTTCAGCTTTTGCAAACTTTACGTTGTAAGAATCATCGTCTTCCTCAACAGCTAAGATATGACGTTCTTCCGTTCTTTCATCCATATCTGTCTCCTTGGATTTAAGTTTTAAATTTGAGCCGTTAGGCTCGCTTTCTATAGATTCCTCTATAAAAACTGTTTCACCTCTATCAGCTAACTTACGTTTAAGCTCATTGATGATTTTTTTCATACCGCCTGTACCTAGTTTGGGATTGACTACACCCCATTTCATTAAAGCTACAATGCCTGCAACATTAGATACATTAGGTTCTTTGTCTGTTCCTACAAAAGCATTGCCATCGTTAACACTGTGTCTTGCCGCCCATGCTTCGCGTTCCTTGATCCAATCTAAAACGCCTTGTGTTTCAGATCCTTGCCTGGCTCTACCCCATAATGTGAAGGCATCACTGCCCCTTATGTTGCCGCCTGCGCTCCAGATCTTCTTGTGATTGTTTTTAAGATCTAAAACATATTCGTAATCAAACTGTTTGTATTTAGAATTACGCAAACTAATCTTCTGGTCATCACCAGATTCAGGGAAATTAGTTTCTCTGTGGTCTAATTCAGACACTTTTTACCCCTTGCAGAACAGCAAAAACCCTTAGTCCTAAAGAAAACAAGGCGACAGAGAGTGCGCCCAACGCCTGTATTTTGCTCATCATTTGTAATAAATGATCCCACCTCAACTGCTTAATCATTGTCTGCACCCTGTAATTCAGGTTCAACTGCGCTTGTTTGCGCCCCAAAAGGTTGAAATGCGGTGGTTACACCGTATTGCTCTGCTAATTTCGTTTCTCTGTCGTGCTGTTCAAATAATTCTTCTACATCACGACCATAAGCGGCCTGAATGTCGCTCATAGTTACTTGTCCTGACTTCAATCCCATAATGTTGGCCTGTATCTCTTTTTGCGGATCTACATAACTCCAAGATCTTGGAATAAACGTAGTTGAGTCTGCAAACTTATCAAATCGTGTGATAGGCATAGGTATCTGATTAGTTGTCATAGCCATTTCTAGCCATTCTCTAAATATTGGTTCTATAAAGTGTGCAATTACGAATTCTTGTATAACTCCAAACTGTGCGCGGTCTTCTAAAGATCCTGCGCGGATAGAACTGTAGTTAACTGAACTCAAATCGTTAGCCAATGAGTGATAACTAATGTTTAAACCGCTTGCTATACCTCTGAGAATTGCTGTTTCAAAAGCTTCAAATGCAGACGTAGGGTGATTAGGTTCAAAACTCTTAAAGTCCATGCCGCTAGGTAGCTGTTCAAATGTTCCTGGTTCAGCTTCCATGATTGGTGAATACGTATCTTCGTAGTCTTCACCTACATAGCCATCACCACCAGGAGAAACATAGAAACCCATTTTGCAGGCCGCTAACCTTGACGCTGTTAGTTCTGCTTGTCTGTAACCGTTTAGCGTATGGATCTTGTCCATAGCTGTAGAAGTCCAGGGTACACCGCGTGTCATTTCTGGTCTTTCTTGTATGTAAGCGTGTATTAGTTCTTCCGCAGGAATCCTAGTGTATTTTTGTGAATGAACTGTACTGTATTGTGCTGAGTCGTAAGGGTGTTGTTTGAATAGATGATAGGCAAGCGGTTTTCCTACACCGTTTACTTCAACGCCCATGCGAATAGTTTTATTGTCTTGTAATTTGTAATCGTATTCTTCGTCTAGGTGATCCGCTTCTATAAATTGTATTGAGTAGTTATAAGGATTGTCTTTTGTCTTAACGTGCTTAACTAAGCACTCACCATCTCTAGCTAATGTTTCTACAAATAATTTTTGTGCATCAATAAAACTTAACTTACCAGTTACAGTACAAGTTTCTTTTTTGCACCATTTAGCAAATTCACGTTCTATGATTTGATTACCTATTATGTCTAGCTGACCGTTATCATCCCTTGCTTTGCATGACAGTCTTATGCCTTTAGTACCGATAACGTTAGCTGACAACAATGCCAGGTATCTTTTAACGTAACTGTCGTTCCTGGCTAACTCTCTAGAT